TTCTGGCACGGCCACCACAGGATCACGCACACTGGCTCAACGTGGCCTTGCAACTTGTGTGAAAGTTGCTTCTACAACTTGGGTTGTCTCCGGTAACGTGACATGACTGGTATTCTTTGTGCCTTAGCAGGAATGAGTACAGCGCCATCGGGGCCATATAACGCTGATCTACTTATCATTGCTGGCGGCGGCGGCGGTGGCGGTGCAGGTGGCGGCGGCGGTGGTGCTGGTGGCTATCTTACCTATTCGGCGCAATCGTTTACTTCGGGGTCGGTGAAAACCGTTACTGTGGGGGGTGGAGGCACGGCAGGTTCAAGTTTTGGTAACGGCGGCAACGGCGTTAATAGTTCTGTAACTGGCCTAACAGCGGCTGTAGGTGGCGGCGCAGGTACAGCAGATAGCACAACAGGTAAAACTGGTGGCTCTGGCGGCGGCGGCGGTGGGTATAACGCAAATGTTGCTTTCGGCGCTGGGACTTCTGGGCAAGGTAATAGTGGCGGCAAAAGTAGTTCCGCAAATTACGTCGGTGGCGGCGGTGGCGGTGCAGGTGCCGCTGGCTCTGCTGGTTTAAGTGGTGCTGGCCCCGCTGGTGCGGGTGGTAATGGTTCTGCATCGTCAATAACAGGGACTTCAGTTACACGTTCTGGCGGTGGCGGCGGTGGCCAAATCTATGGCATGGTACCTGCCCCCGGCGGTACGGGTGGTGGTGGTCAGGGAGGTAATGGCCAAACAGCCGGTACTGATAATACTGGCGGCGGTGGCGGCGGTGGCGGTAGTAGTGCGGACTACTCTGGCCGAGCAGGCGGTTCTGGCGTGGTCATTATCTCCGTGCCTACGGCTCGCTACACAGGCACAACTACAGGTTCACCAACGGTTACGACCAGCGGTGCTAACACCATAATCCAGTTTAACTCATCGGGGAGCTACACCGCATGAGCCACTTTGCCAAAGTCATCGACGGCATCGTCACAGAGGTGCTTGTTATTGAGCAGGATGTTATTGACACGGGCCTGTTTGGCGACCCTGCACTTTGGGTGCAGACATCATATAATACTTGTGGTGGTCAACACCCTGAAGGGCGTCCGCTGCGTAAGAATTACGCTGGCATAGGCTACAGCTACGACGCGGTGCGAGATGCGTTTATCTCACCATCACCATTCCCGTCGTGGACACTTAACGAAGACACTTGCCTATGGGATGCACCTACGCTGCGCCCAGATGACAGCAAGCCATATTACTGGGACGAAGCCACACTGGCTTGGGTAGAAATAACAGAAGGAACAGAAGCATGACTATTACAAACACATGGGCCGTAGTTCAGATGGACGCATACCCAGAATATGAAGGCAGCGAAGATGTTGTTTTCACCGTACACTGGACGCTGAACGGCACAGACGGAACCTACAACGGTAGCGTATACGGCTCTTCCGGCGTCATGTTTACGGAAGGCAGCACGTTTACGCCCTACGCCAACCTTACTGAAGCCCAAGTCATTGGCTGGGTTAAAGATGCACTTGGCGAAGAATCTGTAACAGGCTATGAAACTAAAGTGGCGCAGCAAATTGCTGACCAGATTAACCCACCTGTAGTTACGCCACAGCTACCTTGGAGTGAATAATATGAAAGATGAGATCGAAACAATCGAAACTAAGGCTGTAGAGCCAAATGTAACGCTGGACTTGACTGTAAACGATGTAAATCTTGTTTTAGCCGCATTGCAGGAGCTACCCCACAAGGTATCTGATGCAACAATTCGCAAGATCATGGAGCAAGCTCAAGCGCAATTAGGGTCATAAAACAATGAGCGTTCATACAATACTGAATCAGTTGGGGGATAACGTGAAGCACATCGCTGATGGGATAGCTGCCGCTGCTGCGTTTGGCACACTGCTGCAATTCCTGCCGCCACTGGCCTCCCTTTTGACTATAGTTTGGATGAGCTTACGCATTTACGATTGGTTTGAAGCAAGGTTCTTAGGGGAACGCTTGCCAAAAGATTAGGCTTAATAATGCCGCCTACTATAACTATAGACCCAGAGTTGTACAAATACGCTACTCCCCGCCAACGGGAGATGCTTGAGGCCATCGAATTGCACGGTGGTGCTAGGGCTGCGTCACTTGCAATGGGTGTTAACATGGGCGCAGCAAGTGACGCCTATGTTGCAGTGAAAAAGAAAGCGGAGTTGCGGGGATACTCTCCTAGTCATAATTTCACGCGACCCGTGCCAGAAGGTTATGTCACAAAAGGCGTATCGACCTATTATAATGCTGAAGGCAAACCATCTGGTCAATGGGTAAAGGCATCCCTAAGCCACCAGGCGCTAGTAGATGCTATGAAAGAAGCCATTGATGGCTTTAAGGATGAAATAGACCCAGCAAGCGTTATTGCTGCTCCAGCGGCTTCTGAGGAGCATCTGTGCAACCTTTATACCTTTACCGATTACCACCTTGGTATGTTGGCGTGGCATAAGGAAGGCGGCAGCGATTGGAGCATTGCCATTGCTGAGAAAACGATTCTGGCGGCATTGGCCCAGATGATCGATCAAAGCCCAAGGGCGCACACGGCTGTGCTTAACATCCAAGGCGACTTTCTTCACACTGACGGCAAAACACCTGTCACACCAGCATCAAAACATGTTCTGGATGCCGACAGCCGCTTTCCTAAAATACGTCGCTCCGCGATCCGAATCATTCGCTCACTGGTGGCAATCTCTTTGAGCCGCCATCAAGAGGTGCGCTTGATTATCGCTGAGGGTAACCACGACGAAGAAAGTGCTGGGTGGTTGTCAGACCTGTTTGCTGTGCATTACGAAGAAGAGCCTCGCGTCACTGTCAACGACAGTGTGTTGCCATTTTATGTGCTTGAATGGGGCAGCACAATGCTGGGCATCCATCATGGTCATAAGGTCAAGAATGAATCTCTACCGCTGCTGTTTGCGGCACAGTTCCCGCAAGAGTGGGGCCGCACTACTCGGCGCGAGATACACTGCGGCCACCGTCACCACAGGGATGAGAAAGAATACAATGGCGTTACGGTGGTGCAGCACCCAACCTTGGCAGCTAGGGATGCCTATGCGGCCCGTGGCGGGTGGATTGCAGATCGTGCAGCCTGGGCTATAACATACCATAAAAAGTACGGCGCTGTAGGGCGCGTAATGATTACAACTGAGATGCTGGAGATAACATGACTGACGCAACAAACCCACCGCACTACCAAGACCACCCATCAGGCATTGAGTGCATTGAGATTACGGAACATATGAACTTCTGCCTTGGCAATGCCATCAAATATATTTGGAGGGCAGGGCTTAAAAATAATGCTATAGAGGACTTGAGAAAAGCTCGGTGGTATATTGACCGAGAAATAGCAAGGATAGATCATGAGCAATTTTCCGATTAAGCGCATTGTGGTCCACTGCACTGCAACCCGCGAGGGGCAGGACGTTGATGCATCAACCATTCGTGGCTGGCATTTAAAGCAGGGCTGGTCAGATATTGGCTACCACTATGTTGTGCGTCTAAACGGACAGATCGAAAAGGGTCGCCACGACACTGCTGTTGGCTCCCATGTCAAAGGTTGGAACAAGCACAGCATCGCTATTGTTTATGTCGGTGGTTTGGATAAGGACGGCAAGCCCAAGGACACGCGCACCCCAGCCCAAAAGAAGGGGCTGAAGGAAATCATTAGCCGTATAAGGGCGCTGCACAACAACCCGCCCGTTATGGGCCACCGCGATCTCTCGCCTGACAAAGACGGCGATGGGGTAGTCGAGAAGCATGAATGGTTGAAAGAATGCCCGTGTTTTGATATGCCAGCGTGGTTCAATCAAGGTATGCCGATATGATTAGTCTGCTCTGGACACCAAACGGACGCAGGGCCGCTGCCTTCACCGCTTTGCTTGGTGGCTCTATAGTTATGACCATCTTTGCTGCTATTGGCGTGTGGTTAGTGTCGGGAAACGCAACGTACAGCTTCTACCTAGCCCTGGCTGCTCATGCGCAGATCATGCTTGGCCTGACTGCGTTTACTGCACTGTTTGTGAAAAGAAGCATAAAGGCTGGCAAAGATGGAATTGAGATCACTGATGCTAAATAAATTTATTCCATACCTTCGCCTAGCGCCATATGCTCTCGGAGTCATATTTGCCATCATTGCGGCTGTGCAGTACGGCAACGCTCGGCACTGGGAAAAACGCTACATAGCTTCTGAGAAGACTGTGGCGCGTTATGAGAGCGCACAGGTGGCGGCTATGGAGATCAACAAAGCTAAGGTCGCCCAGATTGAACGCCAATATGCTGCCATTGCTAAAAAATCGGAGATTGATTATGAAAAACGTATTGCTGATAACCGCGCTGCTTTTGGCCGCTGGATGCGCAACCAAGCCAATAAAGGTAATACCAGTAGCACCGGAGCAAGCAAAGCCGCCCCAGTGTCCAGTGAAGTTGTGTCAGGAACCGAAACGGCCATCGTTCCTGTTGCCGATCTAGAGATCGTTGCAGATGCCTATGCGCAGTTGGATGCGCTACGGGAGTGGGCGTTGGAGATTGGTAGGGTAGATTAAGGTTATTGGTCCCAATCCATTTGATCGATAAACATGCGGTTTATAAACCAGTCGATGATTCGGCGGATCATGTGCTGCTTTCCATTACGGCGCTGTAGTCAAAGCCTTCAACGCAATCTGCAATTCTCAAAAACTCTTCGCCAAAGCTTTCAACCTCTGCGTTGTAAGTGTAAACCTTCTTAGGAACTTCTAGGCGGTTTTGTGCAAACATGATGCCAAGTTCTGTGGCCCTCCAAAAGCCAGAATGCTTCTTGGTTTTATCATCTGTTTCAAAGCGTTCAACTAATCCCCACCATCGCAGGGTCGGCAGTTGGTTAGACCGGATCAGCCAGCGAGGTCCGCGTTGTGGTATATCAACCCAATTACCATTAGCACTGTGGTGTGCCAGCCATACCAATGACCGAGCCATAGTCTCGTTGAGGCTGCGCGGGTAAATCTTACCCCACCTATCGCAGCATGGGCAATGCCCACCATCCGCCTCAATAGCCGTCCGCCACATGCCGCGAAGTTCATCTAAAAATATTTGTTCGTCGGTCATTTGCCCTTTTCCTGTTCCTTGCGGCGTTTGACTTCCGCATATGTCAAGCCCTCTGAGTTCCGTAGCGGAAACGAGGATTCTGAACTGACGCGATAAGCCCTGCCCCGTGGGGCCATTTGTGCTATTTTAATCATCTGCCAATACCTCTGGCGGCAAAGATGCTATCCAATCGGCAAACGCTTGTGCGCCTTCCTCTGGTGTTAAGTTTGGCCTTGCAAGGTTTTCCATCGCCTCTGCTTTCCAGATGTCGCGGCTTTCGGTTAGTTCGGCAAGGCGTTCGGTTAGTTCGGCAAGGCGTTCGGTAAGCACTTCGCACACCAGCGCCAGTGCTTTTTGTTTAATGTCGGTCATGTTATTTTCCGCCTTAATCATCTGCCAATACCTCCGGTGCTGGCTGCAAGCCTTCCATGAACCTGGCCCAGATTGCTAAAGCACCAACAATGAACGGGCCATCATCTTGCTCACCATCTCTGATTTGGCGGATAAATTCTGGGTTGCCGTGCGTCATTTGAACGTGATCCGCAACAACGCTTCTAAGTTCGATCAATGTCATATCAAAATACCCTTGCTAATTTCTGGTTCCAATATTGTTTTTCGTCGCCCTCCGTCCGCGCTGCATGATACTTGAACAGGGCAATAGCCAGCGGATCGTATCCACGGCCATTGTGCGTTGAGATTGGCGGCGTTAAAGGAATTGCGTCTTCATCTGTGTTCCTGCGCTTGCTTGTGGCTGGAA